GGTTAGAGTGCCGGTAACGGTAGCTGTGGCTGTAGTAATCGTTGATGGGTTAGTACCCAACTCTACAATCTGTGTAGACGCATTCTCTGTGAAGATGCGTTTGTCAGTGACGTTGACAGCGAGTTCGCCTTGAACCAAGTCACTCGTAGTTGGGACGGCTGAGGCGGTAGAGCTGTTCTTGGTTACTATGACTGTCATTTTGAATTCCTGTTAGTTACCACTTCGTTTTGTGCGACCAATATCTCGCAGACAGTTTAGAAGGGTTAGAGTCCTGCGCGTTATGTCGCGCATAGTATGACTTCTTCCGGGCTTTGTCTTTGGCGGTGGTTGGATTCTTACCCGCTCCTTTTACGCCCTGTTGACCAAACCGTATGGTCTTAACTTCATCGCCTACCTTCGCGACAACAACGTGGCTCTTGGTAGGATGGTTAGGGGTACGTTTGGGCTTGTTATACCCACTAACGCCAATTCTAGATAATTTTGGATCTTTTTTACGCATAAGATAAGGGGGCAGGTTTCCCTACCCCCATCTCCGTCTTAGCCGTTTACAGCAAGAGCGAAACCGCTGTCAGGGCGGTATGCCTTAACACCGTACAGAGTGTCAGCAGTGTACAGAGTACCGAGGAACTCTTGCTTGTACTGAGTCTGCGAACGAACACCTACTTGCTCAGCGAGGATCATAGTGTCCTGATGGATAAGCATTGCTGCCTTAACATCACCACCCGCTGTGTTATCAGCGTCAGTTTCAATGACAGGGCAGTTAGAAGTAACGTATACGTCAATGCCGTACAGGCTACCGATCTTACCGTTAGCAACAGGCTGACCGCTTACGAAGTCAGATGATACATAACGGTCAATGCCCATGATGGCGTTACGCAGTGAAGGAGGAATAACAAAGCAACGGTTGTCCATAGGAACGTCCGCGTCATCCTGCTTCTGAATCAACGCACGGAATGCAGCGTCAGTAAATACGTCAGCAGCAGCAACAGTGTCAGCCGCGTAAGCAGTCAGACCTGTAGATGCGTCATTGTAGAAGACAGCAGAGTTGACCCAAGAAGAGCCATCGCCATCACCGAGTGACTTACCAAGAGCAAACAGATCGTTGTCAATCTGACGAGCAAGAGCGTAACCTGCGTCACCTGTGTAGAAGTTACGGAGTGAAGCAAGAGCCTGCACTTCAGTAATATCTTCGATGATGCGTGAATACTCGTAGTGCTTGTCAATGACGATCTGTACTTCTGACTCTGTGTCGTTCTGTACAGTTACCGCAGTGTTTTCTGCTTTAGCGTAAGCAGCGCCACGGATAGGAGCAGGAACGTGAATCGTGTCACCTTTCTTGCCGCTCATTGTCATTTTCTTTACAAGGTTCGCGAGGATGAGGTTCTTCTCATACGCGGCGCGAATCTCGTCACTCCAAATTTCAGGTACAAAAGTAGCTGCTGAAGTGTTGTCTACAAAACCGCCAGTGGCGGGAAAAGTTGAAGTTGCCATGATCTAATACCTATTAGTTACGTACGCGGCCTTCCTGATAGGCAAGCATTATCTCATTGGATAATGACTGATACCTTTTCGGGTCGTTCCGCATTAAGTCAATAATGTCGCTCCGGCGATAAATCTTCTTGCTTGGGGCTTCGGTACTGCCTGAAGCTCCACCCGTTGAGGCTGCGTTCAATGCTTGCTTACGCTCTTTGCGTTCAACCGCTACAGTCTGATTAGCAACATTGCGAATCTCTTTCCATGTAGAGAAGAGTTCATCTGCTGCGTCATAGTTGTATTGGTTGTTCGCTTGCTCGTATAGCTGAGTTCTTACTTTGCTTCCTGTTACCCACTTTTGGAATTCAGGACTCGAAGCAATCTCTTTCAAGTCAGGATGTTTCTGCTGTAACGCAGAGAGAGTCTGACTTTGTTGCATCTGAACACCTAACTGCTCCAACTGTTTAATAGTTGGATGGTTTGCAATCTTGTGTTCTACAGCTTTGTCGGGGTCAGCGAAGTAGTCTATCTCCTCGGCCTCTTCCGGTTCAGTTGATTTTGTTTGCTTAAGAATGAAATCATCAACAACGCTTCTTAGCTTGCCCACTTCTTCGCCTTGCTGACCGATGCGAGACTCTGCCTCTTGGTGCATCTTGACCAACTCAGCGGGAGTTTTACCACGATACTGCTCGGGTAAATCGTCCTCGGGCTGTGCGGCTACCTCTTGAGTTTCCTCTAAGACCGCTTCTGCGTTCTGTGTTTCATCTACCTCTTGCGTAACTTCATCAATTAATTGTGCCACTATTTAACTCCATAACTAACAAGACCGATCTAGCTACCCCGAAATAGGACTATTGCTCGGCTACCTTGCGTTCTTGTTTTATCTTCTGCTGCCTGTCTTTTGCCCACTTCATCGTTGCGCCCGGAAACGCACCCGATATTGGGTCAAGGACTACACGAGGTGCAGAGATAACTTTACTACTATTGCCACCACAGTCAGGACAAGGACGGTCTTCATCAGTCTTCACAAAAGCCTCATGTATATGGCCTTCTTCACACTGAAAATCAAACACCTTCATTGCTACCCTCTTTCTGTAAATGGTCAACCGTAGATTCTAAGTTAAGGATAAAAGAGAGAATGTTTAACTGTCCTTTACGGAAGTGTAAATCCTCATTGTCTTTTGTCGCCTCAACTGAATTTATTTGAAGAGCATTGGCACTTAGCTCTTTCATTAACTCTTTCCAACCGTCAGTCATAAACATGCCCTGAAGGTCGTCATAATACTTTTCTTCTTCTCTATCCATTCTTCGGTCGTCCCTTCTTCTTTGGCTCGATCAGCGGTTTCTTCTCTAACGCCGTGATTCTTTTGTCTAGGCGCTCTAGGATGACGTTGATCTGCTCTACGACCGTTTGTAATTCTCTTTGACTTACCATTAAGATATGGCCTTGGCTGCGTCAAGGTTTAGCCTCTTCTCCTTCAAGGCTGTGTCTGCAACCTTGAGCCTTCTCTCAAACTCACGATCATCTGCGTCACCCACCTTGAGGTTAGAGGTGATAGCTTTAATCTGATCTGTCTCAAGTTCCACAGGGATGGCCTTAGTCTCTGCTGCGATCTTCTGCGCTCTAGCCTGAGACTCGGAAGCCTGACCGTTGAGTGCGTTAGTCTGAGACTGTTGGAACGCCAACTGTGCTTGCTGTGCAGCCTGTTGAGCTTGCTGTTGCTCAGGAGAAGGCTGTGAGGCTTGAGCAAGTGCTTGAATAAGTTCTTCTCTGTTCGAGAGATTCATGTTGTCTATGATGGACTGAATCAATGTAGGATACAGAGGTGAGTCTTGACCCATAGTCTGTAGCAGTTGTACCAATTGAGTAACCTCGTATTCCCTCGCGATAATCCCGAGAGAAGAAGAAACCTCAAACTGATAGTCCGCGACAGGGTAAATCTCAGGCTCAAACTGCATGTAGCGGTAAGCAGCCTTCTGTACGAACGGAATCAAGAAAGACTCTTGGAAGTTAATCAAAGTCCTCTTGTGACGCTTAATGATTGCGCCAAGAGACATTGAGATGCCTGCGGCAGTAGACTCACCATTGATAGACCCCGGAATCCCCGCAGAGTCTATAGCGCCTGTGGCGGTCTGAACCATCTTCTGCAACTCACCTGCTTGCGCGAAAGTAATTTGGTTTACTTGTCCAAAGTTAAACGGCTGTAGAACCTCAGAAGGGTTGCCATTAGTGAGGATAATCTTTCCTGCTTTGACTTCCGGCCTTGCCCCACGGGGTAGGCGGGTAGCGTCCATAGCCATCATTGGATGGACTGTCAGGGCTAGTGCGTCAATTCTTGCGCGGAGTTCTGCGTCCAAGGCTTTCTGTGAGTTGTAACCTTTCTCACAGACACCACGACCCCAAAAACGATTAGGGACAACATCCCACGGGAATGCGATGACCGGACGATCATTCATCATGTACGGGTTCTTCTCCGCTTTCAGGAGAGTACCACCGTTCGCTATGACCACGATTGCCTCAACGTAGTAGGTCTTATCTTCGTCACTTGGTACTAGCTCTTCAGCCTCTTCATACAGGTCATCATTTTCAAGTAGATGGCGGGGGACTAGACCATAATACTTGGTGAGACGAACCTTATCAGTAGGCTGCGTGGTAAGTTCGTGGTCTGCATCTAGGTCGATGTCAGGGTAAGCGTAGTTGAACGGTACATCCTTGTAGACTCCCTTTTCTTGCAGGAGTTCTACTTGATGAGAAGATACGAATTCGTCAATAGCAACACCAATGGCTTCGTCTACACTTGTAGCCACGGGGTCAATTAGGAAGTTCTGTGGTTGGATACTGCGGAGTTTACACACAGTACGATCAAACATCTCAACGCCGACTTCCTGTAGCTGTCCGTCCATTGTGGGACGAGAGGCAGGACGCATGTCCTTTTTCTCCTCAAGGACTAGCTCGGCAATACCTGTGCCGTAGACAGCGGAGTTAATTAAACACTCTCCAACAGCCTTGCGGACTTTGTTCTTCTTAAAGTCTTTAGTCAGTTGGTCGCGAAGGTAGGCGACATCTGCTGTCTCTTGGTCGTCATCCTTAATATCAAAGAACTTGCCACGACCAAAGGTAGCCTCTTCAATCTCTGCAACGGAAGACTCTACTGCTTGTTGAAGGGCAGGGGATATGATCTGCGAGCGTTCTGAATCCCTGTTACGATCTTCAGAAGAGAAGATGCCTCGCCATAGACGGTAGTATTCATCGAACTTGTTTTCATAGTTCGATTCGTAATGGTCGCGCCACTCGCGGCACTTCTCCATAACCCAAGACTCTAGCGTCTCTTCTATGCCAAATTGATCTTCGTTGCTTTCTAGCATACTTAATATCCCGAAACAGAATCTATGACTTCGT